GGGGACCGATCTGCGTTCCTCCTCGCGACGTCTTGTAGTGCTAGATGAGTGCGACGGAGCGCCTCCGCAGCTTACTAGCGGAGAGGGTAACTTCATCGACGTAGCCATGGCGCGTACCGACGCATGGGGCGCACGGAAAAAAATATTAATATTTGGCACGCCAACTCTAATGTCTACATCTCAGATATATGCGCGATATCTCGAAGGTGATTGCCGGAAATATTTTGTTCCATGCGTATTTTGCGGGGAAATGCAGGAGCTCGAGTTTGGAGATGCGGATACCGATTATGGATTAAAGGCAGAAATAAAAGACGGGCAGGTGGCCCGCGCGTTTTATCAATGCAAATATTGCCATGGAGAAATTGAAAACGATCAAAAAACATGGATGATCCCACGAGGAGAGTGGCGCCCGACCAAGGAACCAAAATCACCCCTTTACCGAAGTCGACATATTAGCTCGCTCTATTCGCCTCCCGGCATGCTTTCGTGGAAAGAACTCTATCAGCGATGGGTAGCGGCGCAAGAAGATCCCAATATCATGCGATCCTTTGTCAATCTAAATATGGGAATGCCCTATAAAGAGGGAGGCATGAAGATGGAATTGTCCGACCTAACCCAAAAGCGAGGATCATACCCACGGGCAACAGCTCCCAAGGGTTCGCTTTTCCTAACTATGGCCGTCGACGTCCAGCGAGGAGAAAAAAATCCGCGGCTTGAACTCGAGGTCGTAGGTCATGGACTTGATTTTATGACATGGAGCATCGACCGGCAGGTTTTTTTCGGAAATACAAATAACCCCTTTGGCGGGGCGTGGGAATCCATGCATCAATGGGCAATCGGAAACCACCTCACGTACTATTCTCTTGACGGAAAACATGCGTTTTCTGTTGAATTGGCCCTTATCGATGGCCGAGATGGAAACATGACCGAAATAATCCAGCAATTCATCCAGGCTCGGGGATGGCAAAAAACATCGATCAGCATGGGCGAGCGTCTCGTTCAGACCGACAAAGAAAAACGCGAACGACAAGGCGACAAGGCAGGGAATCTCGCCGAAGGCAGAGGGTATGCTCTCGCGCGCATGGGAAACGGTCTAAGCTATTACTATCGCATAGGTACAGTGTTTTATAAGCATCGCATGTTTCGCAATTTCAAGGTTCCCCGAATAGGAGGGCCCGAGGAGATGGGAATAATTCAAAATCTTGGATTTTGTGATTTTCCCGTCGACAGTGATCCCCCTTATGATGATGATTTTTATTTGCAGTTTGCCAATGAGGAAGAAGTGGGCGATCATTATGAGCCTGTCAGAAAAGGTCGCCCGGTGGAAGCCATTGATTGCCGGGTTTATAACCTCGCGGCCGCAAATATAGTGATCGATGCCCTCTATAAAAAAGGATATGAAAATGCGAGATATACGGATTCGCTGAGGGCTTCCAGGGAAAACAGGTTACCTATTAGCGAAGAACAGTTTAGATCAAAGTTTACTGTCCGATATATGCTTGCTCAAATGTATTGGAATATTTATCGGGAGCAGCCGCCACTATCCCCGGTAAATATTTCAGACGAAGAGGTTCCCGTATGAGCTGTATTTATGTGATAAAGAACATGGTAAATGGGAAGTTGTATTTTGGGCAAACGATACAACCATTTATGGATAGATGGTACCAGCATTGTTGCGCTAAAACCGTAATGGGCGCAGCTATTAGAAAATATGGGAAAGATAAGTTTGCATATTTTTATATCAATGTTCCAGAATCAGATCTCGACAAGCTGGAACAATATTTTATAAAAAAATACAAAACACAAGCTCCGTTTGGATATAACGTAAATGATGGGGGAAATTCTAATAAGCATTATTCAGAAGAAACTAAAAACAAAATCAGGTTAAAGGCCACGGGTAGGAAAATGCCCGATAGCCATAAAATTAAAATGAGCGCCAGGATGCGAGGAGTTCCGAAGACGGCTAAACAAAAAGAGGCAATGTCAAAAGCACAAAAAGGGAGAACGTTTACTTCCGAATCATTAAATAAAATGTCTATAGCTCATAAAGGGCGTATACCCTGGAACAAGGGCAAAAAACTACCTCCATTATCCGAAGAACACCGAAAGAAAATATCAATAGGCGGCCATATCGCGCGAGATAAATCGACGGGAGGTCAAATCATTTTTGCGCTAGACGCTTAGGAAAGGTCCGGGCAAAAAAGAGCCCCCGTCCAGCGGATGAAGACCGGATCGGGGGCAGGGCGTCTTTGCGGTGATCGGGCCGCACGCCCACTCGCAAGGAGGTGATACCAACCATACGGTCCTAAGCCTAAAACGTCAAGCGCTATCGGTTTGACTATATCCAAACCCTAAAAACGCGGACGTTTTGACAATTTAGCGCCATTGTTTAGCCGTGAGCATATCCGGCACCGACCCGAACACCGGAAACATCTCCGGCCAGAGCATGAACAGCCTGCCCGCGAACATGCAGGCATTCTACCTCCAGCAGCTCGCATTCTGGCAGGCCTCCGTAACCTCGCTTAACGCCCTTTATACTAAGCTCGCATCCTCCACGGTCGATGAGTATAACCTCGGCTCAGGCGATGGCCGCGCCATGGCGCGCCGCAAAGACCTCTCGAAAATCGGCGACGAGCTCCAGTTTGCCACCGAACGCTATGGATTTTTCTACCGCAAAATCTACGGCCGCGGGCTCATGACCCTCCGCATGAGGCGTAAATGACCCTATCCGACCGCCTTCTCGCGCGCCGCGATGCCAAGCGCGATCAAGCCGTCAAGAATCAAATAGCCGGCGAAGCGCTCTCCATCCTCCAATCCGAAGTAGCCAAAGTCAAAATGCACGCCACGGCCATGCCGGGATCCTATGGCTCATGGACCCGTAGCGCAGGCGGAAAATGGGCAGGCGGCACCGATACCCCGCTCGCCGGCATAACCTTCAACAACTGGCAAGCCCGCCAGCAGGCCCGCGACCTCGTCCATGACTCCACCGAAGCCGGCGCCCTCGTCTACCGCTTCGCGGACCTCGTCGTCGATAAAGGCCTCGGCGTCATCCCCGAGCCCAAATGGGACATCATCGGCATTGACCCCGCATCCGACCAGGCACAGAAATGGATCAGTAACGCCCGGGTCAGCTTTGACCTCTGGGCAAGTTCGGTCAACCAGAACCGCTCCGGCCAAGCCTCGTTCTACGAAACACAGCATCTCTACCAAGTCTATAGCGAACGCGATAACGACCAATTCACCCGCCTCTACTACAACCCCGACAAAGCGCTCCTAAATCCCCTCCAATTCGACATCCTCGACACCAACCAGATCCGCGGCGACGCCATAACGAGCACGCTTCTTATTGGCAAGTTCCAAGACGGTATCGAACGCGACGCCATGGGCCGCGAAACCACCTACCACATCTGGGTCCAAATCCAAAACCAAAGCCCCGGCTATGACTCGGTAGACGTCCCCCGCCTCGGCCCCGGCGGCCTCCCGAACATGCTCCACGGCTTTAAAGCCGACTACGCCGGCCAAGGCCGTGGCCTCACGCCGTTTGTTTCCACCCTGCAAAACTTCCAAGACATCGAGTCTTTCCGCCTCGCCGAGATCCAAAAAGCCGTCAACCACGCCTCAATCAACATGGTCGTCGAAAACGACAAACAGCCGCCAAGTGACCCATTCGAACAGATCGGCACCGCACCCGCGGGTCCCTCGACCATAATCGCAGGCGCTCCCGGCTCAATTTCCGGCGCCGGATCCGTCGCGATATCGACCAACGCGGTCCCGACCTACACCCCGATCGAGGAAGCTCAGTTCAAACAGCCCGGCATCGGCGTTTTCGGCATGGACACCGGCGACCACCTGAAGCCCTTCGACAGCTCGAGCCCGAATGCCGAATACGGCAAGTTCATCGATTCCAACATGGAATACTTGACCGCCCGCCATGGCATGGCCCTCGAAGTCCTGAAAATGATCTTCGGCGACAACTACAGCGCGAGCCGCGGCACCTTGCTCCTCGTCTATCGCGTCATCGACATGAAACGCGACCGAATGGATACTGACCTTATCAGCCCAGTCTACGAAGCCTGGCTCTCGGGCGAGATCGCCTCCGGCCGCATCTCCTGCCCGGGCTGGCAGGATCCCCGACTCCGCGCGGCCTGGACCAGCCATCGCCTCCACGGCGCGCCCATGCCGAACATCGACCCGAACAGCACGGCAAAGGCCGACCAGCTCCTCGTCGAAATGGGCGCAAAAACCCTCGACGACATCGCCATGGAAACCAACGGCTCGAGCGGAAAAGCAAACCGCCTCGCGCTGCAAGAGCAAATGGAAGAGCTCCGCGACGTCGGACTCATGGCCTGGGCCCCGACCGGCGTCGGCTCGCCGCTGGGCACCGAAG